GAGCCTGTGTCCGTCGTCCATGTCAGAAGGTCGCAAACCGGGTGAGCAGGTCATTGCCGGGCAGATGCGGCTCGCCACGAAAGTTGATCGCATTGCCGAACCGGCCCGAGCAGGTCGCGAAGGCCTTGTCACAGCCTTCGACCAGCAAGGCGAGATCGCCCGGCTGTGCGGGCTCGGGCGGCGGCACGTCGAGCTGCAGCGCCGCGCCGTCATGGCCGAGGATTCTGCTCTGCAGCCCGGCATTGGCCCCGCCGATCCAGCGCAGCAGGCCATGATCGAACCTGGCGGCATCGTCCGCCTCCAGGCCGGCAAGAACCAGGCCAGTCTCGTCAGCCGACACCAGTGGCACCACCCGTTCGAACTGCGCGCGGCTGAGTCCGCAGCCCGGCCCGCAGAAATCCGCACGGCACGATGGCGAGGCGGCGGGCGCATAGGGCGCATCCAGCCGCGCCTTGATGCCACGCAGCTCGGCGGTAAAGCGCTGGCCCTGCACCGACACCGCGCCGAGATGGCCATGCCAGAACCAGGCAATGCCCTCGTCCGGGCGTTCCCAATCGGTCAAGCCCATGCGAATTGCGGCCTCGTCCCAGCGCCCCGCCTGCAGATCGTCGGCGCGGATCAGATCGTGGCTGAGCGCACCGCCGACATCCATGTCGAGCGGGTCGAGCCCGTCATCCATCTCGATCGCCGATGGCAGCATGCCCGGCGCGGCTTGATAGCGCACATGATCGATCACCAGATCGCGGTCATGTGCCGCAAAGCCGAGCGCGATTCCGTCGCGCCGCTCGACATGCCAGAGCATTGCGATCGTCTCGAGCGGGCGATCGAACCAGCGCGTCCTCATATAGCCTCGCGGATCTCGACCAGCGGCACCGATACCGCCTCGCCCGCCGCAAAGGTGGCCGCGCCCACGGTCAGTTCATCAGTAGTAAAGCGCACCGGCACGTCGAACAGAAAGCCCGCGCGCACCTCGGCACCGGTGGAGGGCGGCGAAGCGAAGCGAACGATGCCGCCGGGCTGGAGCGTCCAGCCAGTGGCCGGCATCCCGTCCACCGACACCAGCACCGATCCTGTCACCGGGCGCGTAATGCGTCGCTGCTGGCCGTCGGGCGGGTCGCCATAGCTTTTCACCAGCGCAAATTCCGATCGCACGCCATCGCCCTCGCCGAGCAACTGATCGGCATGATGCGGCGGCGTGGCCCCCTCGGCCGAGCTCCAATCGAGCGGGTCGCGCAGCCGAAAGCCCCGCGCCGCCCCGCGCCTGGCACGGAAGAAGGCGATCAATTCGGCGCAATCCGCCTCTGATCGGACGCCCGGACCGACATCGAAGCTCAGGGTCGCATCGGCCCACAGGCTATTGCGCGTCTCATGCCCGCTCACCGACTGGAACACCTGGGTCGAAAAGCGGCTGGTGCACTCCGCCTCGCGGCCGATGGCCAGCGGAAACAGCACGTCGTCAAAGGCCTGCATCGCGGCGTCTCCTTCGCTGGCCAGATCGAAATAGGTAAAGCCGTCGCGCGTGACCTGTGGCAGCGCCCAGATCAGGATCTCGGGCACCCCGCGTTGCTTTGCCATGTCTGCCGCACGTGCGATGTTTTCCCAGACAGCCTTCTGTTCGGGAAGCAGCACGAAGCCGCTCATGTAATGCTGCTGCGCCAGCGGATAGCCCAGCCGCTGCTGCATCGCCGCCAGCCCGGTCTGCTGCTCGGCGAACCTGCCCTCGATCACCCAGTCATAATCCTCGAGCTGCAGCACATCGAACGCCGGCCAGGCCCAGCCGACCGGTACATTGGCGCGCCGCGCATCGGGCGCTTCCGCATCGAGCACGGTCGGGAGGTACACCAGCAGCAGGGATTCCACTGGCTGCGGCGCGACCGCATCACGCACCGCATCGACCAGCGCCAGCGTCGAGCTCGCCAGCATCGCACCTGCCTGATCGAGCATGGCACGCTGCGCGGCATTCATCGAGGCGCGGAGCGTCGGGATCGAGACGAGCGCAGACCCGAAGGCGGCGTGCGCAGCATCGTCATACAGGCAGATGCGGCCATCGGGCATGATCCACCACCAGGGCTCGCCGACCTGGAAGCGCACCGGCAGGCCTGCTTCCGCCAGGACCTGACCGAATGCCGCTCCGACAGCCTGCAGATAGGCCATGGCATCGGGATTGGCCGGGCTGAGCAGGGTCGAGGGCGGCACCCAGCCAGTCAGCGCCGGATCGCCATTCTCCGCGCGCTGCTTCCAGTCCGCCGGGCAATGCGCGTCGAACAGCTCGTAGGACAATGACATGATCGGGCTGAGGCCGAAGCGCTTGGCCTCGGACGCCAGGTTGCGGTGCCAGGCGGCGCAGGGCGGGTTGATCGCGCCGCCTGCGGTGGTCACCAGCAGCTCCCCGCCGGTGCGCGCCAGCGAGAAATAATGGCTCATCCCGACATAATGGTTGATCGACCCGCGATAGCCCAGACCGACGATGTTGCGCACGATCCGCGCGGGCGTGAGGTTGAAGCTGTCGTCATAGGCGGTCGCCATCGACAGGCCATGCGGCGGCACCAGCACGTCGCCGATCTCGAGCACCGCGCCCGCGCCTTCGCAGGAAATACTTGTCAGTTCGACCCAGCCATTGGCAGCGAATGCCAGCGCCCCCGGACTGGTGTCATAGCTCGGCGGAACCAGCGAGATGAACATACGGTCGATGTCCGCCGCATGCACCGGATCGGCCTCGCCCGGCAGCGCGAAGCCGCCCGCCAGCGTGGAAAAGGGCAAGGTGATCCGGGCATCCTCAGGCGTGCCGACGGCATAGTTCCACAGCCGCACATACCAGTTGCGCAGCGCGCCGGCCGCATCGCGCCCCTCGATCGTCAGCGTCGGACCATGCACCGCATCGAGCGGCTTGACCCCCGACGATCGCCAATGGAAGCTGAGCGTGGTACGGCGATAGTCGCGCTCGGTCGCATAGGCGAGCAGCGGGTGATCGAACCGGTCCTCGCTCTCCCAGATCAGCCCGGCGAGCGCATCGCGATCGTGAAACTGCAGATCGACCCGCAGTGCATCGGGCGCGGTAGTCACCACCGACGCCATCATCGGGCGGGGAAAGTTGACCGTCCAGAAGCGCGGATCGAAGCGCTGGATATGGCTCGATGCCTGGTCGCGGCGCGCATCGCACAGCCAATAGGCCATGGCTCAACCCTCCATCAGCGCGCGGCGCACGGCGCGCGCGACCTGGCGGCTCGAGGCCTGCATCGCAGCGGGCGCGGCCTGAGCTGGAGCGTTGATGCTGATCGAGACACGCACGTCGCGCCCCGCGCCGCCCCCACGCGGCTCGACACGGCCATAGCCCTGCGGCACGAACAGTTCGGGTCCGCGTTCTCCGACCAGATAGGGACGTCCTGCGGTCACCGGCCCCCCGGTCGCGCGACCCGGCAGGCCGAGCAGACCCGAAAGCAGGCCGACCACCGGCGATGCGCCACCATCCCCCCTGCCCAGCCCGATCGGGGCCAGCCCCTTTTCGATCGCGGCTGCCGCAATCTCTTCCATCACCGCGAGCGCGATGCGCTTCAGGTCCTCGAAGCCCAGCGACCCGCGCCGGATCGCGGCGAGCAACCCGCGCTCGAGCACCTGGCCTGCCCGGCCCAGCCCCTCGATCAGCGTGCTGTCGATCTGCCCGCGCATCACCGCAACATCGCGACCAAAGCCCTGGGTATCGGCGCGCACGCTGACCAGCAGCTGCTCGATCTCTTCATCCATCTCGTGTCTCCGATCGATCGGGAAACAGCGCGCACAGCGCCGCTATCGCCTCGGGCGAAGGCGGCGCCGCGACGGGGTCGCCGGGCACGGTCAGCGCCGCCGCCAGTTCGTCGGGCGTGGCCTGCCAGAACTCCTGAGGTCGCCAACCGAGCAGCCGCGCCGCCAAGCCCGCGAGCACCCGCGCCGCATCGGCAAAGAGTGTAGCGCTCATCGGCCCTGCAGAATCTGCCGGAGCAGGATTTTCAGCACCGGGGTCAGCGCCGCCAGCCCGGCTTCAGCGACAGCCTCGGCAAAACCGTCGCGATCGAGCGGGCAGGTCGCGGCCTCGCGGCAATGCCAGAGCAGAGCGACCAGCTCGGCCAGGCCCAGCCGTCCGGCCGCAGCGCGTTCGACCAGATCGAACAGCGGGCCGATTTCCTGCTCCGCCGCAACCAGGGCGGAAAAGCTCGGACGCAGCAGCACATCCTGCCCCGCCAGCGCCAGCATCGCCTCGCCGCGCACCGGGTTGGCCACGGCGCTCACAGGCTCGTCACCGCGCCGGAGCTTTCGAGTGCGAGCGAGTAATTGCGCTCGCCGTTGAAATCGCCGGCATATTCGAGCCGCGCGACAAGGAACCGCCCACGCATCCGCGCGCCGCTCTCGAAGCTGAGCTCATATTCGTCGAGCGTACCGTTCATCGCATGCACGCGGATCGCGGTCTCGGCATCCGAGCCGAGGAACAATCCAGCCGCCGAGACCGAGACCGATCGCACGCCGGCGCCCGACAGCAACTCGCGCCAGCCGCCGCTGCCCTTGTGGGTGATCACCACCGGTTCGCCATTGATCGCCATCTGCGTCGTGCGCAGACCCGCCACGGTGCGATAGGCGGGGGGGCTTGCGCCATCGCCGATCTTGAGCAGGAAGGCGCTGCCTTTTTCCGCCGTCATGTCTTGGTCCTTTCGTCAGGGGGCCAGCAGCCGCGCCCGATAATCGAGCGTGACGAGCCAGGTTTCGCCGATCCGCACGGTGCGGCTGCGCAAGGGATGGAGGCTGACCAGCCGATAGCCGCTGCCGCTTGGTGGCATCGCCATCAGCCGGGTTTCGAGCGCCGCAGCGATGGCGGAAACCGGGCCTGCATCCTGCGATCCATCGCGGATCGAAAAGGCCAGCCGCAGCTCGCGCCCTGGCCGATCCTTGGTGCCCCAATCGGTCGCCAGCACGTCGTCGAGCAGCGCATAGGGCACAGCGATGCGCGCCGGGGCGCGATGAAACACGCCATTGACCTGTGCCATCAGCGCCGCATCGCCCGCCAGCCAGTCGATCGCAGCCAGCGCAAAATCCTGCTCGAGGCTCATCGCAGCAATCTCCCCAGCCAGCGCAACGCGGCATTCAGCCACCAGCGGCGGCGCAGCCCGCGCCCGGTCAGGCGTATCCGCCCGCGATCCCTTGCAATCCCGATATCGGGCAGGATGATGCCGATCTCGATGCAGGCTTTCTCGGCCAGCGTTTCGACCCGACGTTGGCCGATCTGCGCAGCGCGGCGCAGCAGCACGCTGCCGAAGCGCGCGCTCACAGCCGCACCCTGCGCCAGGGCCGCCACAGCGCGCCGATCATCGCGGGCGGCGCGGCATCCCCTCCATCGCGCCCCAGATGCACATGCGCTGCCAGCCGGACGATGCCCTGGCGCAAGGCTTCGGGAAGTTCTGCCCAATGCGCGGCGATTCCGGCGAGATAGCGGATCTCCACCCGGCTCGCCGATCCGGGATGCAGCACCCGCACCCGGCCGATGCCATCGGGCGAGAGCTCGATCGCATAGGCGTCACTCGGCAAGGCAAAGCTCTCGCCTGCACTGGTGATGCCCTGCACCCCGGTGATCGCGGTCACCGGCGCCGCGCCAAGTTTCTGCCACTCGCGCGAGACCGCGATCGCCTCCCGATGCTGCCGGACAAGCAGCGACTGGCCGATGAACTGTTCGCACAGTTCTGCCGCGCTGCGCAGATGGCCGATCAGCACGGCATCGTCGTCGTCGCGGGAGATGTTGAGGAATGCTCTGGCTTCAGCCAGCGCCAACGGGGCGAGCGCGGCGGGTTCGCTGGTGATCATGGGCATCAGCGCGGCTCCACGCGGACCGTGACAGAACGCTCGTCGATCTCGCCATTGGACAGCGTGACCCGGTTGGTCAGCGCGTAGATCGCGCCAGGCTGGCCGCCGTCGATCGTGACCGTCGCGCTGAGCCCGTCATGCCCGTCGGAGATCACGGCGAGGCCACCCGCC